GAAGGTATGGACGTAGAAATCATAGAAGACGAGGAAGGTGGCGTAATCATTGATTTCGATCCGTCTATGCGAGACGTGGACGAAGGCGACTTTAATCGAAACCTTGCGGAAGAAATGGAGCGAGGCGAGCTGGGGGCCGTGGCTAATGAGCTAGTGGCTGAGTACGATTCAGGCAAGGCTTCGCGACAGGATTGGGAGGACACCTACCGAAACGGTCTGGAGTTGCTTGGTTTTACCTACGAAGAGCGAACAATGCCCTTCAGAGGGGCCACAGGCGTCACACACCCGCTTTTAGCAGAAGCTGCCACCCAGTTCCAAGCGCAAGCGTTTAACGAGCTACTGCCCCCTGACGGCCCTGTACGCACGTCTGTGCTAGGTACACCTACCAAAGAAAAAGAGCAACAGGCCCGACGGGTCAAAGAATTCATGAATTACTACATTACTAACATAATGGAGGAATACACCCCTGAATTCGATCAGATGTTGTTCTACTTGCCCTTGGCAGGTTCGACTTTTAAGAAAGTCTACTTTGACGAGTCTTTAAACCGCGTTGTCAGCAAGTTTGTTCCGGCGGAAAACCTGGTTGTGCCCTACGAGACAAGCAGTTTAGAGAGCTGTCCGTGCATTACTAACGTCGTTTCCATGCCGTTAAACCAATTGCGCAAGCTACAGGTGTCTGGTTTTTATTTAGACGTACCTGTGTTGCCCGGTCAAGACACGGGCGATGAGCTGACAGACGAAATGGACAAGATCGAAGGTGTTCACGCGTCTCAGATTAGTCACGATGTGACTTTGCTAGAGTTTCATGCGGAGTTAGATCTAACTGGGTTCGAAGATGTAGACGAATCAGGTGATGAAACGGGTATTAAACTGCCGTATATCGTTACTGTGGTCGAAAATAGCGGAGTTGTGTTGTCCGTTCGCCGTAATTACGCCGAGGACGACGAAGAACGCAAGAAAATTCAATACTTTGTTCACTACAAGTTCCTTCCTGGTTTTGGTTTTTATGGTTTGGGGCTTATTCACACAATCGGAGGCCTGTCTAGGACGGCCACAGCGGCTCTCAGGCAGCTCATAGACGCCGGTACGTTGTCTAACCTACCTGCTGGCTTTAAAGCGCGTGGAATGCGTATAAGAGACGATTCGGACCCACTGCAACCCGGAGAGTTCCGAGATGTAGACGCGCCAGGCGGATCGATCCGAGACAGCCTGATTCCGTTACCGTTTAAGGGACCGGATACTACACTATTTCAGCTCTTAGGGTTTGTAGTAGATGCAGGAAAGCGCTTTGCTACGATTACGGACCTAAAAGTCGGGGACGGTAACCAGAACGCGGCGGTTGGCACGACAGTGGCTATGCTTGAGCAGGGTAGTCGAGTGATGAGCGCGGTTCATAAGCGCCTTCATTACTCTATGCGCCAGGAATTTAAGCTTCTCACCCGCGTAATGCACGAATCGTTACCGCAGGAATATCCTTTTTCTGTTGCAGGTGGTGATGAAACCATCATGGCGGAAGATTTTGACGACCGAGTAGACGTAATTCCGGTTTCTAACCCTAATATCTTCTCTCAGGCTCAGCGCATTGCTTTGGCACAGTCTCAGCTTCAAATGGCGACTCAAGCACCTCAAATGCACAACATGCACGAGGCTTTCCGCCGCATGTACGAAGCTCTGGGGGTGAAAGACGTAGATAAAATTTTGAACGCTCCAAGTAGCTCAGAGCCCATACCTAAAGATCCCGCGCAAGAGAACATTGATGCTCTGGATAGCGCAAGTCTTAAGGCGTTTGATGGTCAGAACCACGATGCGCATATCGTTTCGCACATTTTGTTTAGTGCGTCTCCTATTGCGGGTCAGTCTCCCGCTATCCTTGCTTCGTTGCAAAAACATGTAACAGAGCATGTTAAGATTAAGTCCGAGGAAACAGCTATAATGCAGTTTATGCAGCAAAGCCAAGGACAACCTCCTACTGACGATCAAATGCTTGAAATAGAGATGATGATTGCTCAAAACATTGCTCAAGAGTTACAAAACGTGCGTCAGTTGAGCATGGACATTGCGGGACAAGGACAACCCAAGCAACCTCAAGGACCCGATCCTTTAATTGCCTTAAAAGAGAAAGAAATAGGCATTAAAGAGCAACAAACAATGGCGGATATCCAAGAAGGCCAGGTTAAACTAGACTTAGAGCGCCAGAAGATGATGGAGCGTAGTCGTCAGTTTGATGATCGGCTTCAAAGTCAGGAACAAATGACTGCTCAACGATTAAACGCGCAAGCTGAAAGAGAACTATTACGATTACGTGCTAACAGAGGAAATTAATCATGAGAACAGTAAAAGTTAACGGAATGGCCCCAGGAAAAGCTCCTACGGCTACTAATTATGCGGATGTCAAAGGCCAGGGACGTATCCCATATGCCAAAGCTACTGCGGAAAAAACGCCTCAAACTAAGACCGGCACTATCACTAAAGGCAAGAGCCGTGGTATGGGCGCTATGCTTCGCGGTGGCGACTTTACTATTTGTTAGGAGAGCACCATGCCTTTGATGCGAGGAAACAACCCTAAGCAGATAAGTTCTAACATACGTAAGCTTAAGAAAGAGGGATATCCACAGGATCAGTCTGTGGCTATCTCTTTAGCTAAGGCGGAGGGGCCCCGTAAAATGTCTAATGGTGGCGCGTTAAAAGCGTTTAGCCCCATTGTTATTCGTAAACAACGTTTCCAAGGGGTGTTCTAGCCCTTTTTGTTTCTAATTCCCGAAGTATACGATATACTCCAATGATATAGGATTTTCCTATACGGAGGAGCTATGGAGGACATTTACATCGTTCAGTTTATCCAAAGGATAATCAAAGAGCGCAAAAGTAACGTGTTAGACCTACTCGAAAATAATGGAATAAATTCAATGGAACAATATTCGTCTTTAATGGGCGAACTAAGTTCTTTGAACTATGTCCAACAGGAACTCTCGGACCTGCTAGAAAAACAGGAGCGTATGCATGATTGAAGTGCCAGGCTATTTAGCCAAAGAACTAGAAGCGGAAAAGAAAGTTAAGCAAGAGCAAGTCGCTCAAGCTAAAGCCGAAACTGAGGAAAAAGAAGGCGTAGCAAGCATGTACGTCGATTCTAAAGCCCGCATTCTAGACCCCACGAAAGCTGATAAATCTATGATAGAGCGTATGCCTAACCCTACTGGGTGGCGAATGCTTATTCTTCCTTACCGCGGCAAATCCACAACTGACGGAGGTATTATCCTCACAAATAAGAGTTTGGATGACGATCAAGTTCAAACGGTTGTTGGATATGTCTTAAAGCAGGGGCCCTTGGCTTACGGCGATAAAGACAAGTTTCCGGATGGACCGTGGTGTAAAGAAAAAGATTGGGTCGTTTTTGCCCGCTATGCGGGTTCTAGATTTCGTATAGAAGGAGGCGAAGTTCGTCTTCTTAACGACGATGAAATTTTGGCAACAATTGACGATCCGGAAGATATCATTAGCTTTTAAAGGAGCTTGGCATGAGTGAAGAAGAGAAAAAAATTAGTGTTGATGACGGAACCGTAGACATAGAACTAGGCGAGGGGTTTGAAGGTCAAGATGTTGAAATAGATGATGTTTCTGAAAAACCCGAAGAAAAATCTTTTATTGAATCGGAAGACGAACAAGAACAAGAACACGAGGAGTATTCGCAAAGTGTTAAAAAGCGCATAGATCGTCTTACTAAAAAGATGCGAGAAGCTGAACGTCAAAAAGAAGAAGCTATTAAGTATGCACAAGGCGTACAAACTGAATCAGCTAACATAAAAGCTAAGTTAAACGCGGTTGATCAAGGGTATTTAACAGAATATGGTGGACGGATTACTGCGGAAACAAACGCAGCTCAAGATGCTTTTAAACGCGCCATAGCTGTAGGGGACCCCGACGCAACTTTGGAAGCACAAAAGAAGCTTACAGAGCTTCAGTTTGCCTCTTCTAAATTAGAAGAAGCAAAGCGTGTCCAAGGTCGTCGTAGGGCGGAAGAAAATGCCCAACCCGTCCAGCCGCAGCAACAGCCTCAGCCGCAACAGCAACAATATCAACAACCTGAGCCTCAGCAACAACCTAAAGCTGATCCGCGCGCGGAAAAATGGGCTGAAAAGAACGAATGGTTCGGCGACGACAACACCATGACGTTTGCAGCGTATGGGATACACAAACAACTCGTTGACGAAGCATTTGACCCGACAAGCAATGACTATTATGATGAGCTGGATAAACGAATTCGGGTAGAGTTTCCCCATAAGTTTTCGGATACCGGGGCTAAGCGACGAACCGCCCAAACTGTCGCTGGCGTATCTCGCACAAGTTCGTCAAACGGGCGCAAACAGGTAAAACTCACACCAAGCCAAGTCGCTATTGCGAAGAAATTAGGTGTGCCACTCGAAGAATACGCGAAATATGTCAAATAAGGAGACGATTATGACTGCTAAGAAACAAGGTTTTGAAGGTATCGATCGTGCTCCTCGCGCTAAAGACAGCAGGGAGAAAGAGCAACG